GAGGTAGTTGAACCTGAGCCGGAAGAAACTACAGAAGAACCTCAAGAAGAGTCACCAGAACCAGAACCAAAGCAACCACAAACACCACAAAAAGAAGAAGATTCAAAAGAAACGGTAGAAGAAGAGAAATCATCAGAGCCTAAGGTATCAGAGAAAGAAAAAGCTGCTACTAAAATAGTAAAGAAGATTGATGATAAGGCTAGATATGATGACGCTGCTCAAACTAAAACTTTGATTGTAATGCAAATACTTGGTAATACGAAGACTTTCTTTGATGCACAATCTACAATTATTGATACTGATGTTAATGAATATTTAAACAAGACAATAGAAGATCAATATGGTATGTTGTTTGATCTAGCGCAAGAGGTAACCATGGAGGATATGATAAATGCCCAGTATTGAATACCAAGGAATGAAGTTTAGTGGAGGTAAATTCTTCATTATACTATCCCTAATAGGAGCCATTGTCGGCGGGGGATGGTCTGGTTATAAATTTTATGATGATTATCTCACGATGAAAAAACAGGTTTTGGAGTATACTGCGCCGGATCTTTCACACTATGATGAACAAATTGCTGTAATTAAATCAGAATTAGACATGATCTTGGACGAAATTACCCTAGTGGCCGACGTTGCTAAAGAACTTAAAGGAGACATGAAACAAGATTTACGCAGTATGGGAAATGATATTCGTCACGTTACGGAAATTGTTAACGACATAGAAGACAGACAAAAAGAAGACACAAGAGAAATATTTGATGAGTTGAAAATCATTGAAGATGAGTTAAACTTGTCTATAAATAAGGCTCTAAATAACCCTTTAAATAATATGAGTGCAAAATCAAAATGAAACTAGATATTAAAACAGCCCTACCGTATTTAGTTTTAGCAGGGACTATTACTATGACGTGGGGAATGTGGTCTGAGAGAATAGAGGCGGTCGAAAAAAAAGCTGACACTGTTGCAGAAATGCAACAAGATATCGCCGTGATAAAAATTCAAATATCAACCATGCAGGAAGATATCAGAGAAATAAAAGAGCTTTTAAAGTAATGGCTATTAGTCGTGCGCAAATGTCGCAGCAAATCTCTAAACCCCCATTTAAAAAAAGAGTAAAAAAGAAGAAGAAAAAGAAAAAGATTCGTTCTAATTGAATCAACGTTTAAGAAAGGAAGCTAAAAAAATGGATCCTCATGCGAAGCTTATATTTGAAGATGTGTATACATGGTCAAAAGAATATCTAGAAATACCCAACGTTCATTTAAACAAAATGCCTGCTTGCCCCTATGCTAGACAAGCTTGGAAAGACGATAAAGTTTGGATCGAGATCCGTCAGCCGGACATCGGTTACCGTCGTCAATTAAACAAATTATTAAGAAAACTAGATTTTAAAAAGAAAGAAATATTGATCTTCTGTGATCCTTATTTTATGGAATTTAGTCTTAATCGTTTTCAAAAAGAGATAGATTCTTTCAATGATAAGTGGAACAAAAAGGACATTTTTTTCATGGGATTTCACCCATACAACCCTGCCACAGAAGAAGAACAAGAGTTTTTGGTCAATCCTAAAGGTGATGTTGAAATGCCTGAAAGCAAGGTTACTTACAGCATGATGTTAATACAAAAGTTCTCGCAATTATATGAAGCATCTGATAGATTAAAGCGCATGGGATACTATAAAAAGTGGCCCAAAGACTATTACGACGAAGTCGTAGAGTCGCGACAACAAACATATAAAAAACTTTTTGTAAAAGGAGTAAAAAATGAAGGACAAAAAAATACCTCAACGTAAAAGAATGGCCATGGGCATGATGGGTGGCGGAATGGCTAAAAAGAAGAACGTTGTAAAGAAACGTGGCGGCGGCATGATTAAAAAAATGCGCGGCGGCGGAATGGCTAAGAAAAAGTAAAAATGGCAACATCTGGAACAACCGATTTTAATCTAAGCATTGATGATGCTATTGAAGAAGCTTACGAGAGATGTGGTCTTCAGACTCGTACTGGATATGACATACACTCTGCTAGAAGGGTTCTCAATATCATGTTCGCTGAATGGGCGAACCGTGGCATTAATGTTTGGACAATCAAACAAAGAACAGCGACAATCTCAGCCAATGATCAAAGCAATACAGCGGACTTCGCTGCTGATATTGTAGATGTTCTTGATGTGGTTGTTCGAGATGGAACCACTGATTACACCGTTGATAAAATAAGCAGAGCAGAATATTTAAACACTCCTGTTAAATCTACAACAGGAAGACCAACTCAATTCTTTTTTGACGGTCAGATTAATCCAGTTATGTATTTTTATCCCGCAGCAGATCAAGCATATACTATTGTGTATAACGCGTTAACAAGAATACAAGATGCGGGAGCATACACAAACACAACCGATTTACCTTTTAGATTCTACCCTTGTTTAGTAGCAGGACTTGCATATTACATTGCAATGAAAAAAGCTCCTGAACGTATGGCAGATTTAAAATTTGAATATGAAGATGTTTGGAAAAGAGCTGCAGATACTGACGGTGGCAGAGATAGTGTATTTCTGACACCACAAAATTATTTTGTAGGTTCATAATGGCAAGATACGCAACAGGTAAATATTCTCAAAGAATTTCTGATCGATCTGGTGCAGCATTTCCTTACAAAGAAATGGTGAAAGAATGGAACGGTTCCATTGTTCACGTTTCAGAATTCGAAGCCAAACACCCACAATTAATTCAAACAAAAAAACAATTAGCAGACCCCGAAGCTATTCAAATGGCAAAAGGTCAGATTGCTGATACAACAGTTTATCCACCAACAGACGGCACAAGCATCAACACTTTTTTGTCGACAGGGATGCAACCTTTAACTAAAAATAAAGATACAAGATTATCTGTGGCAGTAGGCACAGTAACAGTGGCGATATCATGAATTATTCTGAACTATTAACAAATGTAAGAAACTACACAGAGGTAGGATCAGAGGTATTATCAGATTCTATTATTGACGTATTTATTGAAAATATAGAAAACAAAATTCAAAGAGAACTTGATCTAGATGCTTTTAGAAAGTTTCAATTTTCAAGTTTTACCATAGGTAGTCCTTCTATCACTGTACCAGATGATTTTGCTTTTGAGAGAGGTGTTCAAATTAAAGATCAATCCACTGGAGACAGAACTTGGTTAGACCAGAGAGATACGACCTTTATTGACGAATATAATAAAGATCGCTCTGACACAGGAACTCCTAAATATTATGCGAACTGGGATCAAAACACTATTATGGTAGCTCCTACTCCTGATGCAGCTTATGAGATTGAACTATGGTATAATAAAACACCTGATCACTTATCAAGTACTACTACAACCACTTGGTTGTCTACCAATGCACCAGAAGTTTTAATTTATGGCACAGTATCTGAAGCTTTTTCCTACTTGAAAAATCCTCCATATGTGCAATTATACGAACAAAAGTATGCTCAGGCAGTGCAAAATTTAGCACAGACTCAAATGGGCAGAAAACGCAGAGATGAATACGCAGATGGGGTCCTCCGTATTCCTCTTAGATCAGTAGATCCCGGAGGTAAATAAAGATGGCAATTACACAAGCAGTCTGTGATAGTTTTAAAGTTGAACTATTAGAGGGCGAACATGATTTTGATTCTTCTGGTGGAGATCAATTTAAACTTGCTTTGTATGACTCTTCTGCAACCCTCAGTAATACAACTACTGCATATACAACTTCCAACGAAGTAACTGCATCTGGTTCTTATTCTGCAGGCGGAGGTAACTTAACAAATCAAGGTGCTTCAGGGTCAGGCGCAACAGCATTTATTGATTTTGCTGATTTAGATTTCACCAGTGCTACAATTTCAGCACAAGCAGCCGTTATCTATAACTCCAATACTTCTGCAACTACTAATACAAATGCAGCAGTAATGGTTCTAGATTTTGGTGCAGTGAAAACTTCAACATCAGGAACTTTTACAATTCAATTCCCAGCAGCAGACGCATCTAACGCTATATTAAGAATATCTTAATATAATTATTTAGCTTTTGTTGTAGTTGAGCTAAGATACAGTTATGTTTTTTGGAACTACAACTTTTGCTGAAGATTCCTTTAGTGCGCAAGGTAGTAAGAGCGTAACCGTTGCTCTTACGGGTATTTCAACAGCTACAGCTATTGGAAATGCGACAGTCGCAACTGACGTCGTTGTTTCTCTTACTGGCTTTGGACTTACCACTACTCAAGGAAGCGTTGTTGCTTCTGGAGCTGCTACTGTTCTTGTTACAGGAGAAAGTTTATCTACCACTCAAGGAAGTGTTGCCACTTCTGGTACAGCCATTGTTTCTGTCACTGGCGAAGCATTAACCACAGCTATAGGCGATGAAACTGTTGTTGGTAATGCAAATGTTACTCTCACTGGAGAAAGTTTAAGTTCTACTCAAGGTTCAGTTACTGTTGATGCAGGAGCCATTGCTACTGTCACAGGAGAAGAAATCACTTCTGCTCAAGGAAGTGTTCAAGTTAATATTCCCGATGTTACTGTTTCTGTCACAGGTGAGGCCATGTCCACAGCGATTGGTCCGTATTCAATCGTGGCCGATGGTCAAACAACCATTGTTGTTGGTGCGGAAGCAGAGATTGAAACCTTTATCGGTGATTCTATTGTTACAGGTTCTGCTGTTGTTGCAGTTACAGGTAAAAGTTTAACAACCACTATCGGTGATTCAGTTATCACTGGTGATGCGAATATAACTCTCACAGGTGAAGCGTTATCCGTAGCTCAAAATAATGTAACTGTAACAGCCAACGCTAATGTATCCGTTACAGGTGAATCGCTCAATACAGCGATTGGTGATGAAACCGTCACAGGTTCTGCTCTTGTTACTTTAACAGGTATTCCTTTAACCATTGTTCAAGGAAATGTAGAAGCTCAAGCAGGAGCCGATGTTGACGTAACAGGAGAAGCAATCAGTTCTGCTCAAGGTAGTGTTACAGCTACAGGATCAGCCATTGTCACTCCAACAGGTATTGAAATTACATCAACTCAAGCAAGTGTCGGTGTTATTGCATGGTCCCCTGTGGTCCCGGGAGTCACGAACGCATGGACTCCAGTGGACGACAGTAATACAAATACATGGACTCCAGTGGATGATTCTGCTACAAATACATGGACAGAAGTAGATGACAGAGAGGTAGCTTAATGCTATATATTATTCTATGGCACAACTAATTCTTAACGATCGAGTAAAAGAAACCACCACAACCACAGGCACAGGCACTGTTAATTTAGACGGAGCTGTCGAAGGTTTTGAAACCTTTGTCGCTGGTGTGGGAGATGCAAAAGAAACTTTTTATGCAATTTTTGGTGGAGCAGAATTTGAAGTCGGTCGAGGCACCGTAACGGATGCCACTCCTGATACTCTTTCTCGTACAACCGTTTTCTCTTCTAGTAATTCTGATAACTTAGTAAATTTTTCCGCAGGAGAAAAAACAGTCATCTGTACATATCCTGCCTCAAAAGCACCTTCTCCTGATATGGATGCAACAACGTATGTCACAACACATGCTTCAACCATTAGTGATGATCAAACATTAGACTCAGGAGTTTTAGCAGGACCTGTCACGATAACAGGCACACAAACAATTACAGGAACGTTGGTGGTCGTCTAAATGTCAAAGATTAAAGTTAATTCTATTGAGAGTCGTTCTGGAAATACATTAACATTTGGTGCAACTGGAGACACTATCACTTTAGGTGGAAGTTCTTTCAATGGCACCAGTTCTATAATTTGGGACACAACACCAAAAACTTCAGCATTTAACGCATCGTCAGGACAAGGATATTTTGTCAATACAACAAGTGCAGCCATCACTGCTACATTACCAGCTAGTCCTTCTGCAGGTGATATAGTTGGTTTTAAAGATTATGCTGAAACGTTTGGTACCAATAACTTAACAATCGCTAGAAACGGAGAAAATATTCAGGGTAATGCTAGAGATGCAACCATAGAAACAAACAAAGCTTCAGTGGTATTAGTTTATGTTGATGCTACTAAAGGTTGGTTATTCACTGTTGAAAGTAATGTTGGAGATTTAACAGTTGGTGCGCCCGATGCTCCCACTATCGGAACAGCGACTGCTACAGGTCTTACAACAGCAACAGTTTCTTTCACAGCTCCTGCAGATGACGGGGGAGCTACTATTACACAATACACAGCTACTTCAAGTCCGGAAGGAATAACAGGAGTTTTAAATCAAGCCGGTTCTGGAACAATAACAGTTAGTGGTTTATCTGAGGGTACAGCTTATACATTTACCGTGACAGCAACTAATGCTAAAGGTACTAGCGCTGCTTCTTCTGCAAGTAATGAGATTACGACTCTTCAAACTTTTATATCAGCAACTGGAGGTACAATAACCACTGATGGTAATTATAAAGTACATACATTTACATCATCAGGAACCTTTACCGTAAGTCAGATTAGCCCTTTATCTAATTCTGTTGACTATTTAGTAGTCGCTGGCGGTGGTGGAGGGGGATCTGACCGTGGAGGCGGAGGTGGCGCTGGAGGTCATCGATACTCTTTTCCTAATCCCGCAACTGGCGGTCAACCAATTACAACAACTTCTTATCCCATAACCATTGGTGCAGGAGGAGGTGCAACCCCTGATCCCGGTCCGGGCCATGGAAATGGTTCTCGAGGAAATCCCGGAAATAGTTCTAGTGCTTTTCCCATCACTTCTGCTGGTGGAGGAGGAGGAGGGGCTTGTACACCCGGAGGAAGAGATGGTCTCTCTGGTGGTTCTGGTGGCGGTGGTTCTCAATTTGGCGGTAATGGTGCTGGCGGATCTGGAAACACTCCTTCTGTCAGTCCTCCTCAAGGAAATCCCGGTGGTTCTAGTGGTCCCGGTTCTCATAGTATGGGCGGTGGTGGTGGTGGCGCAGGCGCCGCAGGTTCTGATTCTGGACCCGCTGCACCTGACTATGGTAATGGTGGTAATGGC